CTAATTCACCATCTACGACATTTGCACTCACGCCCGAAATAGTTTCATCATTAATTTCTTCTGCTAAAAGTGCAGCACTTGTTCCGACTCGTGTAACAGTTGTTCCGTCAATTGTAAATGCAAGTGATGTATCAAATGGATCTGGGCCAGCAATTTCACTTTTTACAGTTGCCCAACTACCTTTCCAATCTAATGAACCAACTTCGACCCAATCGCCAATGTTTGCTTCTTTAACTGCAATACTTGCACCGTATCCTGGTGATTTATAATATAGTTTATTTAAATTTGTAATTGCTACAACAGCGTAGTCACCAATTTGTCCTACGGACTTCTTAGGTGCTCCTGGTGCTGTTAAACTCTCGTTAGCTGTTCTTGCAACATCAGTTGGTGTAAGAACGATTGGAGTTTTTGTTGTAAATGTTTGACCGCCGACTGTAGTAATCGGAGCGCCGTTCCATTCAGCAATACCAAAAGAAGTTGATTCTGAATCAAACCAATATGTGCCATCTGCTGGATCGCCACCTGGTGCAGTTGCACTAGCTTCTAATTTAGATATATCAATATCAGCTCTAGTAACAAAAGCTCTATTTGTTACACCTAGTATCGAGTATGCTGTTTGTAATCCGTATTCGTTTAATTCACCCCCGTGAATCATGTTGCCGTTGCCATCACTCATAAACAACGGATCGCCAAATAACTCTCCAAGTTCTCTTTGTGATGTGACCAAGTATGGTCTTCCTGCGTTTGCTTTTAGTGTGCCTTCAGCTACACCCGATCCTGACGAATTAGTTTTGTTTTCCTTACTCGCTACAAAGATCATCGGTACGGTGCCTGCAGCCGATGGAGTGTAGAAACTCTCGTCGATTACATTAACCTCAACACCTGGTGAAAATAATGCCATGTTGTTTATCTCCTATGAAATTGCTTATTCTAATGTATTTATTAATAAAACTGAAAAAGGCCTAGTTAAACCCCATAGAAAAGGGACCGAAAAGGTGAGGTAAATACAATATGAGACCATTATGCACTTGCGGGCATCGACCAGCAGCAATAAACTATAAAAAAGAAGGCAAGACATACTATCGCAAGCTATGTGAAACATGTTTGCGTAATGGAGTAGGCCATGGCATTCCTAAATGGGAACAATCCGGCTATAACAAAAAGAGTCAATGTGAGAAGTGTGGATTCAAATCAAGACACGAAGAACAATATAACGTGTTTCATATAGACGGTGATTTAAACAATTGTCGGCCAAGTAATTTAAAAACTGTGTGTGCAAACTGTCAGCGCATTTTACAAAAAGAAGGAGTAAAATGGCGTCAAGGTGATTTAAGACCTGACTTTTAAAGTTGCACTATAAGGATCAATATGTTGTATAAGTTGATCTAAATTAAATTCTAATTCTTCTAATGATCCATTATTATCAATAGTGTAATCTGACATCCATTGTTCAAGACTCATTGACTTTGCTGATTCAGGCATTAAAAATTGGCTACGATCTACCCAAATTGCTTTGTCAAATACGCCTGTATTACGCATAGCATGAAATTCACGCTTATTACGTAATCCACAATAAATGTCATGTGCTGCAAATATTTCTCTACCTAATGTAGCAGCATCCGGAACATTGTAGTCACAAATAGCTTCGTACCATTCCTGTCTATGATTATGTCTATCAGCGTAGCACTCTTCTTCAGTACTATATCCGTACTTGTCTTTTAACATCTCGTAAATAAACAGCTTAGAACAAAACTGACTACTTGATTCAAAACTATAACCGTACTTGTCTCTGAGTATTTCACAAACAGTATCTTTACCGTGGCGTCCGTGGCCAATAACTAACAACTTTAATTTCATACTTTTAATATACTACATAAATTGTAGTTTGTCAAGTATTATCCGATTAAGAATCCGTAACCTGTGCCGCCTGCTTGTGCCATTGCTACTTCGGCTTCAAGTTTTTCCATTTCGGCCTGTGCTTCAGCTTTAAGTGTATCGCCGTTTAATGTTGAGCCGCCTTGTGGTCCTGCAATAGTTGCAAACTTTGAACGTGCTTCGCCTAGCATATACTTACAACTTGCAAGTGTATAATCTTTAATCCATTGTACAGCTAGGTAATCACTTAATATCTCACTATCTGGTCTATAATTATAGCAATATAATAGTAGTGTTTCTTCTGCTCTAGGACGCTGTAGTAATGTTAATTTTTTATTTGTAGTGTTCCAAGTAAATTCAATAAAGGATCCGAACATTCTGCCTACTAATTCTTGGTGTTGTGAGAACATATCATATGTTGCTAGGCCGCCTAGTTTAGAAGAACTTAATAGATATGTATTTGTATATGCAAGATTAAACGGCTCAAACACACTTCCACCGTCGCCACCGCCTGTACGTGATCCTACACTTCTACGAAATAATTTTCTTACTTCCATTACTTCATTTGGTAGAATATATTCGTTTTGATCTACAATAGTAGGCATAAACAAATAGCTTTCTTCTACTGCATAATCAGATCTTTGTCTGTATCGAGTAAGTGCTTTCGTTAATGCCGTATCATAATGTATAGGATCAAGTTCAACATCGACCATTCCGCCGCCTAAAAAGGTATGTACGTAATCAAATATTGTTTGCTTTTGTGTTTTTAAATCTGCCATGCAAGTTCTCCAATAGTATTTATCGTTGGCGATAAATATGTATATGCCAAGAATAAGCTTATATAAACCAGAACGCAGTAATGATTATGAATTTCTAGATCGTCAGATTGAAGAAATGTTTATAGTCGGCGGCACAGATATTAACATTCACAAGTTTTTAGGTGCTGAAAATCCATCTGATGAAGATGCAACTGCTGACCAGCCTCAGTACGATGCTGTTAAAGAAACAAACATACAAGATTTGCTTTTTTTAGAAAATAGAGATAGAAAATACGATCCCGATGTTTATACACATAGGGCAATTTATAATGTTCAAGATATTGATTTTGATTTAAGTCAATTTGGGTTATTTTTAAGTAATGATACATTATTCATGACTGTACATATTAGAAGTATTGTAAAAACTTTAGGTCGAAAACCTTTAAGCGGAGATGTTATAGAATTACCGCATTTAAAAGACGAGTACGCATTAAATGATTATAGTGTAGCACTTAAAAGGTTTTATGTTATCGAAGATATAAACCGTGCAGCAGAAGGATTTAGTCAAACTTGGTATCCGCACTTATATAGATTAAAATTAAAACAAATATATGACGGACAAGAATACAAAGAAATATTAGACTTACCTGCTGAAGAAGACGGCAATAATACTCTAAGAGATTTGCTTTCTACATATGAAACAGAAATGCAAATCAATAATGCTGTAGTTCAACAGGCAGAATCTGATGCAGCAAAGAGCGGTTATGACGCAAGCCACTTATATACAATGGCTTATAACGAAGACGGAACAGTAGCTCTTAACACAGCCGACGATACAGATTTAGATGCAAGTGCTATTTCGCAATATGCAGATCAAATAGAAAATTCGCCTAACAGACCAGGATATACTGGTTACTTAGTAGGTATTGCAGATACTCCTAATGGTGCTCCTTTCGGTAGCGGAATACAGTTTCCAAGAGATAATATGGAAGGTGATTATTTCTTAAGAACTGATTTTCTTCCTAATAGATTATTTAGATATGACGGGAATAGATGGTTGAAAATACAAGACGATGTAAGAGAAACACTAAGTAACACTGATACAAGAAACACACAAAAGACTGGATTTGTAAATAATACACGTTCTAGCTCTATAGGTGGAGAAACTGTAGAAGAACGTCAGAGCTTGTCTAAAGCACTAAGACCTAAGGCAGATAACTAATGCAACATTTTTATGACGGACAAATACGCAGATACATAACTCAAATGATTAGAATGCTGAGTAATTTTCCTGTCAAAGACGGCAATGGGGATTTGAAACAAGTTCCTGTTATGTACGGTGATTTAACAAGACAAGTTGCACAAATAATACGTGATAACAGCGAAAACAAATTGCCTAGCGCACCTAGAATAAGCTTGTATGTTACTGGTCTAGAAATGGATAGAGACAGACTTCAAGATCCTAGTTTTGTTAGGAAACAAAATGTTATAGAACGTGCATATGATGCTGACGGTAATGAATATTTAAACACCCAAGGTAAAAATTATACTGTTGAAAAAATGATGCCAACTCCTTATAAACTTACTGTAAATGCAGATATATGGAGTTCAAATACTGATCAAAAATTACAACTACTTGAACAAATATTAATATATTTTGACCCTAGCTTAGAAATACAAACTACAGACAACTATATCGACTGGGCAAGTCTAACTATAGTTAATTTAGAAAGCGTTAATTGGTCAAATAGAAGTGTTCCTGTAGGTGTAGATAGCGAAATAGATGTTGCTACACTAACATTTAGCACACCAATATATATTAGTCCTCCTGTTAAAGTAAAAAGAATGGGTGCAATTACTAACATTATTACAAGTATTTTTAATGAAAATACAGGAGATATTGATTTAGGATTGTCTCAGCCCGAACTAAACCGATATGATGATTTTGCAGAGCCTGGCAGAACTACTGAAAAACGCCAAGCTGGCACTACAATAAGTGATATCCAAGCTAATGTTAATGATGGTATGTTAGGAGTTTATGTCGAAG